CATCTCTATTGAATCTTGTGCTTCAGATGCTTTATGTGTTAGCTCAATAATATCTTCTATAATTTTAGGATGTTCACCTACACCCACAGGATTGCCTGTATGTAATTTAATATTAGCTATAGCCTTGTCTCTTTCTGAAACATAATGTCCTCTTACTGCATCATAAATAAATGTCTTCATATTTTCTCCTTTACCAATCTAAATTTTCTTGAACCCTAGGTTCTTTAGCGACTTGTGTAAGATATGTTGTACCTCTTTCGTACTTAAATGCACGAAGCCCTTTACCATTGTTAGCATCAGACCAACACTCTCTCTTATGAGCACAAAAGACACAACCAATAGCAAGCTTACGATTACCAGAAGCACCTTCAGGAATATCACTATAACATCTATCAGGAGGTGTTGTACTTTCCAACGCACCTTTGAGATATTTAATTCTTTCTTTTGCATCTATCATCTCCAAATCATGTACTCTTGTTAAGGCAAGGTTGCCATGTTGTTTATCTATAGCTAAGAAGTATGCTTCTTTAACATCATTACCTGCAGAGTATGCAGATATCTGTGCTATGTATCCAAAGGGGTCATCATTAGCTAAGTTATTATTAGCAAACTTTTTAAATGAGTAACCACTAGCACTCTTACAATCTACTAATTCACCATCTATCTTACAGTCTTGATGTCCTTTAATACCTTCTACGTTTACTTGTTTCTGTTCTTCAGTAACAATATGACCAGATGCTCTAGACAATAGTATAAGTAAGTCCTCAAGTATATGACCATATAAAAATTTAATTCTAGTAGCAGAAGATATAGGTCTTGCTTCTGAACTAGAGTGTTTATCATACCATAACTGTCTAGTAGGTTTACCTATAGCTGATAAAGATAATCTTCTTTGCTTTCTAGGTTGTTCATTTAAAACAGTTTTAATATTATTAGTTACGTTCTTTGTAAATTCTTTTAGATGTTTATCTAATTCTTTTTCATCTATAGTATTCGTAACCATAGGGTCAAACAAATTATATATATCCTCTACTAATGTGTCTATTGTTTTCATATCTAATATAGTGCCCTGCAATAAATACAAGGCACTACCCTTTCTAGGTTAGAGATTAACTAGCAAAAGAAACTTCTGAGTCAGCTTCTTTAGATACAAAACCATCTTCAACTACACCAAATGCTTCGTCAGCATCTGCATCAGTATTATAAGGTACTAAGTTTGTTACTTGTATTGCTCTTAAATCAGCAGATACACCAGACTTACCACCAAACTCCCACTCATATGTAGAGTATAGTACATTAACTTCTGAACCATTACCAATTAATGTACCAATCATAGTTCTCTTCTGAGCATCTACAACTTCAGGAGCTTTGTTTAAGTTACCATCTTTTCTTCTTACTTTTCTTTTGATAGTAACGAAGTCACCTCTGTCATCTCCTTTATTCTTCACAGAGATTCCATCAGCTTGAGCAATCTTCTTATTCTTTTCGTCAAGATTACCTACATCTACAGTCCATACACCATCTGAATCGAAAGTTGTATTTGGACTTGTTACACTTGCCCAATGGGCATTACCTTTTATTACACTCATATTATTATTATCCTTTTTTGTTGTTAAAATAGAATTATCGCATACCTGATTAGAAAAGTCAATACTTTTTTTCCAAATAAATGTATTATTTAATTGTAAAACTTTTGAAGTTTCTATTCTAGATATTAAGTCTTGTTTGTTTTGGTAACTCCTACCCCAAACTTTATAGTTTGCATTACGAAAACTATTTACCCTGTCATTTAAGTCTACAACTTCGTGACATAATTCTCGTAACTCTTTAGAGTCAACCAAAAGATATTTATCTTCCTGTTCAAAAACAAAGTAATCACATTTGCTATATAGCCAACCTTGATTACCCATAGTATTCTTGAACTCCACTACAATCCACAAGTCATCAAAACCTTTTGACTTGTCTGTTCCTGTTCTTCTTGCTTTTACATCTACTGTAAATTTTATTTCCTCCTTTGTTAATATTAAATCAATATGGTCAGACATGTTCTGAGAATCAGAAGCAACCTCTACTTGATACCCTAACTTAACTGCTTCATCTATAAACATATTCTCTGTTTTAATACCACGTTTAATATAATCCTTGTGGTCATGTCTACCCTTGAACTCTTTTACTAATGCGTTTCTGCCCATGTGTTTCCCTCCTTCCATTCACTATCCAATGGACACTTCATCTTTAACTGATGCTCTGTATCTTTCATAGCATCTTTGGTAATACTACCAAATCTTTTTACATCTTTCTTTGCAACTTCATATTGGTATTCATCATGTATAGATGCAACTAACTTAGCATCAACACCTGTTTGTACTATTCTTTTATTCATGTTTATTAACCACAACTTACATACAACAGCACCTGCTCCTTGCAGTAATGTATTTAATGCACTATGTGGAGAACGTACATGTAATAGTCTACCATCAATACCTCTTATCTTACCTCTCTTAGCTGTTTCAGTTACACTATCCCTAACTCTTTTAAGAGCAGGCATATTAGAAAGAAACCTATCTATTAATATCTGTCCTTCTTTAGCACCTGCACCTACTATCTTACCTATTTTCGCTGCACCTGCACCATACATAAAAGCATATATAAATGTTTTGGCTTGGTCTCTATCTGTTAGACCTGCCATCTTCATATTAGCTGTATGTATATCTCCATTTAATACTTCTTCAGTAAAGTTTTTATCATCCATAAGATGTGCTAAACATCTAAGTTCTAAACCACTAGCATCAGTACCAACAATGGAGTGAGTATAGGGATTGTCAACAGTCCAACATTCCCTACACTCTTTACCATATGGAGAACGAACAGCAGGAATCTGAGCCATGTTAGGACTGTTATGTGCCATACGACCTGTCACAGTACGTAATGTCATAACTCTACCATGTACTCTACCATCCTTATCATTACACGATTCAATCCAAGATTTAATCTGTGCAATTCTTTTTTGTAATAACAAATACCTAGCAAACTTCTTTGCTTCTTCTAAGTCTATGCTATTCAAAACTTCTTCATTAACAATTACATTACCTTTATCAGTATGCTTCTTAGGTTTCCAACCTAGCTCTTGTAATCTATCAGATATCTGTTGTCTTGAACCTATATTAAAAGGTATGTATTTTGTTTTTGTTTTTAAGTCTTTTCTTGTAGGGTCAAAGTGTGTCTTACCCCATGTTTCTAAAGCACTAGCTTCATCTTTTAATGTATTGTATAAAGACATAGCTTTACGAACATCTAATGCAAAACCATTCTTTTCTTGTTGGTCAATAATAACTCTGACCTGATGTTCTAAATCAATAGAAGACTTAGAAAAACCTTTGCCTTCTTTCTTTAAATGTTCGTATAACTTATGTGTTATGTCTACATCTTGCATACAATATCTTTTTAGTTCTTCTGTATATCTTCCAAAGGATTCTATATCACCTTTAGGAAAATTAAATCTATCACCCCAGGCACGTAGTCCATGACCACCATCACGTAATGGATTAAATAACTGTGATAGTATTAATGTATCTAATACCTGTGAAGGTTTGATAGATGTACCTAGTAGTCTATTTAATACAGGTGCATCAAAAGATAAACCATTGTGCATAATGTATTGGTCAATATCTTTAGACCAATTCTTAAATACATGCATGTTGCTTGGGTCAAATACTGTAGACACGTTTGTCTCAATATCTTTAGCAACAATACAGTTTACTACTGTAGCATTTATCTGGTCTGTTTCTATATCAAGCACTACTTTCAAAATCTATCTCCCTTTGTTTATCATTCTCTTGTTCTTCTTTAGGTAAATATACTAAATGAAAAGCACCACAGTTAGGACAAGTTAAATTTGTTACCATACTGTAGTCTTCATCATCTTCAGTATCATGGTCTCCTCCCCATATTATTTCTGTATCACAATGCCAACACTTCATTAGAAAGGTACCTCCTCATTATTCTCTGCATTATAATCTACTTCGTAGGGATTGTCAATCTCTTTCATACGACCTGTCTCTTTATTATAATGTAAATGTGTAGCTACTCCTGTATCACCTGTATACCTATTCTTTAGAATACGAATCGTAGTTGTATTAGATTTAACTTCGTCATCATCTTGTTGATTTCTTTCTAATCCAATAACACCATCACTCAAGTGAGCAATAGATGCTGAACCTCTAAGATGTGATAGAGTAATCTCCTTACCATTCTCATGCCCTGCATCACCTGCAGGTCTACGTAGATGTGATACTAATAACATACCAATACCTGTTTGTTCTACAAGAGAACGCATCTTAGTCATCAATACATCAATAGACTTTCTTTCATCTCCATCTTCTTGACCAGATACAAGTATAGATAAGTGGTCAACAAATACCCACTTACATTCTAATGCTTGTGCCATGTATCTTACTCGTGATAGTATCTCGTCATTATCAATAGAACCAAAATGGTCAAAGGCAAAGAACCTACCAGAACCAACTGTATTCTTTTGATAATCTTGTAACTGTTCTCTACTAAACTTATCTCTAACCTCTTTGATATACAATCTAGCATTAGCTTCTACTGACATAATATTAAATGCAGTATTTTTAATACTCTCTTCTAAAGCAAGTATACCTATGTTATGTTTTGTATTTTTTAGTAAGTGATGCATAAGCTCTCTCATAATAGAAGACTTACCCATACCTGCACCAGATGTAAATGTAATCAACTCACCTGTTCTCATACCATAAGTCTTTTCATTCATCTTACTCCAAGGATATGGTACTGTTTCACAATACTCTTCTGTGTATAATGAATCACCTAAATCTCTAAGGTTTGTAATT